CCTGGAATGTCCTGTAATGGCCCGTGATGGCACCGCAGCGGCACAGCCGCCTGCAAATAAAGCGCAAGGTCCGATGGTGCGAAAGAAGGGACTCGAACCCTTACGGGGTTACCCGCTGGAACCTAAACACCGTGGACCTGAAATTAAATTAGCCACTTAGCATATCAAGAGCCGCGACAGGTGCCAATCGTTGGTGCCGCTGGTGCCACGCGGGTGCCGCCTGGATGCCATGAGTAATAAAACACGCAGCTTAGGGGGAACGAAGTTCCTCCCCTAAAGAGTTCCTAAGGGTAGTCCTTAGGGCTCCTCAAGACACCTATTAACGACGCCTCGGTTCCCCACGGAGCCGGGGCGTTTTCGTTTCTCTCCCCGAAAAACCCAGCTCAACCACAAGGCTCCCACGCGGGGCCTTTTTCTTTTTCAGGAACCCGCATGGACATCGTGCAGAACACCTCTGACCTCAGAACCCGACAGATCGCCCTCGAAGAAGAAAGCCTGACCCTCGGCATCGACCGATATAAGAAAGAGCGTGAACGCCAAGACGAGGCCGACACCGGCCCCGGCCTCCGCATTGTTAAGGACACCCTCCGCCCCCTCGCCACCGCCATCGAGACCTTCGTAACCGAGGCCCGCAACGGCAAACCCGGCAAGAAGCACACAGCCGTCCGATGGGTGGAGAAGTTCCCGGCGACTGAACTGGCCTATCTCACCGCTCGCCACTGCCTCAACGCCATCACGAACGGCGAGACCCGTGTGCAAGCTGTCGCAGAGGCCATTGCGACTGCGGTCGAGGACTCCATCAACTACTCGCGCTTCCGCGAGGAATCCCCCGGTCTCTATAAGCACCTCCAGGGCGTATTGAAAAAGAGTACGTCCAACCGTCACTCTCGCAACGTCGTGGCCGCCGCCATGAACCGCACGGAGCTGGATCAGTTCGCCTTCCCCGGCCATGACGCCACTCACTTCGGCATGAAGATGGTGGACCTGTTCATTGAATCGACCGGGCTGGCCCACCTCTATAACGACAGCTCCCACGGCAAGACCAAGGAACGAGTGCTGCTCCGCGGTACCCCCGAGGTCATGGACTGGCTGGAGAAGGCCCATGACGCGGCGGCCCACTTCTCCCCTGTCCGCATGCCCATGCTGGTCCCTCCCCTGCCCTGGCAGGCATCCAAGGGCGGCGGCTATCTGACCGATGCAGGCGGGCTCGTCCCCATCGTCCGCACACGAAACAAGGCGTACCTCCGCGAGCTGGACAACGCCGACATGCCAATGGTGTTCGAGGCGATCAACGCGATCCAAGCGACTGCCTGGAAGGTCAACTCGAACGTCCTGGCCGTCATGCGTGAAGCATGGGAAGCCGGTGGCGGCATCGGTGACCTGCCCCGGCGTGAGCTGGAGTCGTTACCGACGCTGCCGGTGGCCGCCGAGGACATGGACGCCTGGAAGGAGATGAATCCCGAGGAGTTCAAGGCGTGGAAGCGCAAGCGTGCGGAGGTCTACGAGGCGAACGCCCGTACAACCTCTAAGCGTGTGTCTGCGGCGCAGAAGATCGCCCTCGCGATCCGCTTCGAGTCGGAGGCCGCCATCTACTTCCCGCACTCCCTGGACTTCCGTGGCCGCATTTATCCGGTGCCGGGTACGTTGAACCCTCAGGGTGACGACCAAACCAAATCTCTCCTCTGTTTTGCCGAAGGGATGCCTCTCGGTTCCGAAGGTGCCCGCTGGTTGGCTATCCACCTCGCCAATGTGTTCGGCGTGGACAAGGTGCCGTTCGCTGACCGCGTGAAGTGGGTGATGGATAACGAGGAACGCATCCTCAACTCCGCACTCGATCCACTCGACGGTCAACGCTTCTGGACCGAAGCGGACTCTCCCTGGTGCGCCTTGGCGGCGTGCTTCGAGTGGGCCGGCTATCGCATGCACGGCGAATCCTTCGTCTCGCATCTTCCCATCGCGCTCGATGGTTCGTGCAACGGCCTTCAGAACTTCTCAGCAATGCTCCGCGATCCCGTGGGCGGCGCTGCAACCAACCTCGTGCCGAAAGAGAAGCCTGCTGACATCTATACCCAAGTGATGAACGTTGCCGCCGAGAAGATCAAGACAGAGGCCGAAGCTGGTAACCCGCTTGCCGTTGTGTGGGACGGAAGACTTTCAAGAAGCATCGTCAAAAGACCTGTGATGACCCTGCCCTATGGCGTCACGAAGTCAGGCATGCGCAATCAGATCGTGGAGGAGTTGCGTAAACAGGGACAAGACGACTCATGGGAAGCTGCACAGTACCTCGCGGACGTCCTGTGGGAATGCATCGGGCTGGTCGTGGTGGCCGCTCGTGAAGCGATGGATTGGCTGAAGGCTGCCGCGAAGGTCGCCGCCAAAGGCGACATGCCGGTGAGCTGGACGACGCCCGCAGGTTTTCCGGTGCTTCAAGAGTACCGCGAGACCATCGGCGGACGGCTTGAAAGCTACGTTGGCGGACGTCGGGTGCTTATAACGCACAGCGTAGAAGGAACAAAACTTGACGGTCGCAGACAGGCCCTCGGCATCTCTCCCAACTTTGTTCACTCGTGCGACGCCTCGCACATGATGCTCACCGTCTGCACCGCGCTGGATAACGGCATCAAATCCTTCGCCATGATTCACGACAGCTACGGCACGCATGCTGCGATCACCGGCATTCTCGCCGCATCGCTCCGCGCAGCCTTCGTTGAACAGTACAGCCGCGAAGTCCTCACAGACTTCCGAGACGAACTCGCCGCGCAACTTCCCGAAAACATCGCTGGGGAACTCCCCGCTCTACCTATCTGCGGCACGTTGGACCTGTCGCTGGTGGAGCAGTCCGCCTACTTCTTTGCCTAATTCATAGCATCAATTTGACTATTGGTTACTAGACAATGAGCATTCACTACAGCCACGCCCTGCACACCCACGTTGCCGCCGACGAGTTCGGCGTCGTCCTCGCCATCTACGACCCGTCCACGCACGGAACGCTTGCGGACTTCCGCGCGTCCTGCCGCGACTTGGTGGCGGGCTGAGCATGTTCGTTTGGACCGTCCATGACGCGATCTTCGCGGCCGCGCTCTGCGTCCTCCTCCTTCTGTGCGTCCTCGCGTGGCTGATCTTCTGGATCGGCCGCCTCATCGCGTGGATCAAAAACCTGGGCCGCCGCGCCCGCTCCGCGTGGGCGAACTTCGCCCACCGCTTCGACTACGTATGGGGTAACTGAGCATGGCAAAGAAGCGTTCCGTTCGTCCGTTCTACACGAAGGCCATGCAGCGCCTCGAACAGTTCGTCCGCAACCAGCCGGACGTGAAGCACGCACGAGATGCACTCGACATGATCGAAGGCGTCCGCCGCGAAGCACAGGTCGCCCACGCAAAGCGTCATCGTGCCTGACATCCAAGCACACATCGGCTTCCGCACAACCACGGAAGCCGCACTGGGCGCATTCAAAGTCATCAACGCGTTGCAAGACCTGCCTCCAGCCAACCAAGTCATCGCACTTACTGCGGCCTTCTACCTCCTCACTGATGCGCTGGGTATCGACCGATCCCAAGCGCTGCACGTCCTATCCCGCATGGACCGCGACTGCCGCTATCAGAACGAGGACACATTCAACGTCGTTCGCGCGTACGCGAAGGGCGAGATCGAAAGGAAGTACCTATGACGCCGAACGCAATCCTGCGTGACGCATACCGCGAACTGGATGAATCCGGTTCGCTCTCCCGTTCCACCCAACAGGCTCTCTCGTTCGCTGGCTTCGATGTCAGTGCGCTCGTAGCCGCCGACAACGCAAGCAAGGAAACCGAAGACTGATATGGCAAAACCGAAGAAGCTCCCGCCGCTGAATACCCCTCGCGGCGTTGCTGTGTTCCCGTCTCTGAACGCACCCGACACCAAGTTCAAACCGGAAGGTGAATACGCATGCCGTTTGGCGTTCGATCCGAACGATGCCGACGTGCAGAAGCTCGTCGCCGAACTGGAGTGCCGGCAGGAACTCGGCTGGCAGGAAGCGTTGGCCGAACTGGAACCGGCTGCACGCAAGAAGTTCGAGAAGACATACACCAAAGCCCCGGTATTCACCGAGGAGACCGATAAGGAAGGCGACGAAACTGGCCGCATCCTCATCAACTTCAAGATGAAGGCCAGCGGCAAGAGCAAGAAGACCGGCAAGGAATGGTCGCAGAAGCCGACGATTCTGGATGCCAAGGGCGTGCAGATGAAGAACCCGCCCGACATTTATGGCGGCTCCACACTACGCATTGGCTTCGAGACCACGTGTGGTCCGGTGCCTTCGAGCAAGCTGTTCTACATCTCGTGCCGCCTGATGTTGGTGAAGGTGCTCGACCTCGTTAGCCGTGGTGGCTACAGCGCCGACTCGTTCGGCCTGGGTGACGAAGAAGACGGCTACGAAGCCGACGACAACGAAACCAGCACGCCGGCAACCGGCAACAGCAGCAAGCCGTCTGCGTCGGAATCCGACACCGACCACACCAGCGACGGTGACTTCTAAGCGGAAGACACCGGGCTACAAACTGGAACTGATGGGGGCGGCGAAAGCCGCCTCCGTTATTTTCCCCTTCGATCCTGTACCCGCATCACGTCCTCGCGTCACACGCTGGGGCACCTACCACACCAAGCCGTACAAGAGCTGGCTCGACCAAGCGGCCAAGACGCTCGCGACATGCAGCGCAGTTGAATCCCTCGCTGACGCGTCCCTCCTCGTATTCGTTGAATCCGTTTGCACCAAGGCGCGTACGTCCAAGCTCACCCGCCCGAAGGGCGATGTGGACAACTACGCCAAAGGTCCGCTCGACGCGATCACCAAGGCGGCGCGCCACTGGCATGACGACGTGCAAGTGACCGCCCTGGTGTCCACCAAGCGCTTCGCTGAACCCGGCGAAGACGCGCGGACGGAAGTTCACATCTTCATCGTCGCTTGAAACTCAAGCCACTCACCGCAGTGGATCGGCTCTATGTCACATGCTCGATGACTCGCGACAGCGAGGACATCGGCGCGGCAGAGCTGGCCGCTGCGCATCGCCGTCAGGGTTACTCACAGATCGGCGTCCATTACGTCATCCGCCGCAACGGCAGGATCGAGACGGGACGTTCGACAAGCCTCCCTGGCGCCATGTCGCGCGACATGAATCACCGCGCACTCCAAGTTTGCCTCGTTGGCGGCCTCACCGATTACCTCGAACCGACCGGTTCATTCACAGGTGAGCAGCTCGCAGCACTGCGCAGCCTCCATGCCTCTCTCGAAGACGCTGGTAGCGACACGCTCGCGATCCACTACGGCCCCGAGGCTCCTCTCAAACCACTCCGATAGGAACCGCCATGAAGCTCTCGCTGCAAGCAAGAACCGTCCTCACGCACCTGCGAGGTGAATCCCACATTACATCCTGGCAGGCCGAAGGCGTTTACCGCATCCGCCGCCTCGCATCTCGCATTGACGAGATTGTTGCAGCGGGCTTCGACGTCATCAAAGAAGAAGCGAAGGACGCCACTGCCCAGCGCTACATCCGCTACTCGCTCAGCGACGCACAGAAGCGTGCCGACTTCCCGCTGCACCCCAAGCGTGTCCGCGAAAGCCGACTCACGCTGAACCTCGTCCGCAACACGATGAACGAACTCGGCTTCCACGAGGACGACATCGAAGACCTCATCACCGCCCTCAAGGAAAAAGCATGAACCAACTCGTGAACACCGCCATGCGCGAAGCCTTCCTCAACGCGGACGTGAAGCGCAGCGATGCGAGCAGCGACACCGTAAAGCTCGTGCTCGGCTCCTTGAAACGCAAGGTCGGCGTGACCAAGCGCAACGCGATGTGGTCAGTCCAGCGTGGAAAGAAGCGAGTCTGAGTACACCCATAAAGAGTCGTGCCCCGAATGCGGTAGCAGGGACAACCTCGCGCGCTACACAGACGGCCACGGCTTCTGCTTTGGGTGTCACTACTACGAGAAGGGGGACGGCGAACCCGCCCCCGCAACAACCAAAGGAAAGCGCATGAGCGACTTCATCCACGGTGAAGCCTCTGCGCTTGGCAAGCGCGGGATCACCGAAGAAACCTGCCGCAAATTCGGCTACGGCATTGGCGAGCACCACGACAAAAAAGTGCAGATCGCGAACTATCGCCGTAACGGCCAGATCGTTGCTCAGAAGATTCGGTACGCCGACAAGACCTTCAGCGTGAAAGGCGATCTCAAGTCTGCCGGCCTGTATGGACAACACCTGTGGAGTCCCGGCCGCCGCGTCGTCATCACCGAAGGCGAGATCGACGCCTTGAGTGTGTCGCAGGTCCAGGAGAACAAGTGGCCTGTCGTGTCCGTTCCGAACGGTGCGCAGGGCGCGAAGAAAACCATCGCGCGCGAACTCGAATGGCTGGAACAGTTCGAGGAGGTCGTCCTGATGTTCGACATGGACGAACCCGGACAGGACGCGGCGAAGGAATGCGCCCTGCTGTTCACTCCCGGCAAGTGCAAGATCGCGCACCTCCCGGCGAAAGACCCGAACGAACTGGTTCAGGCTGGACGCGGCAGGGAAATCATCACGGCTATCTGGAACGCCAAGGTGTTTCGCCCGGACGGCATCGTGACCTTCACGGACATCCGCGAGAAGGCACTCCAGCCGACGCAGATGGGCTTGCCGTGGTTTCTGCCGTCACTCACCAAGTACACCTACGGGCGACGCCCTGGCGAGGTGTACGCGTTCGGCGCTGGCACGGGTGTTGGCAAGACCGACTTCTTCACCCAAGAGATCAAGCACACCGCCGTTGACCTCAACCAAAAGTGCGCCCTGTTCTACCTGGAACAGCCGCCCGCCGAGACGGCGAAGCGCGTTGCCGGCAAGTTGAAGGGTAAGCGGTTCCACGTACCGGACAACTCATGGGCTGAAGCGGAGCTAGTCGCGGCCTTCGAGCAGATCGAAGCCACCGGCAACGTGTTTATGTACGACTCGTTCGGTTCGACCGAGTGGGCAACGATCCTGTCGAAGATGAAATACCTCGTCCACACGGAAGGGGTTAAGCACATCTTCCTCGATCACCTCACTGCCCTAGCGGCGGCTGAGGAGGACGAGAAGAAGGCGCTGGAGAAGATCATGGCGGACATTGCATCGTTCGCAGAATCGACCGGCATCTACTTCTACTTCGTCTCGCATCTCGCCACGCCTGAAGGCAAGCCACATGAAGAAGGTGGCCGCGTGATGATCCGCCACTTCAAAGGATCGCGCGCTATCGGCTTCTGGAGTCACTTCATGTTCGGCCTGGAACGTAACCAGCAGGCCGACGACGAAAACGAACGACAGACCACCACGTTCCGTTGCTTGAAGGATCGCTTCACCGGCCAGTCGGTCGGCAAGTTGGTTCGCCTTGGCTACGACGTGGGCTCCGGTTTGTTGTTCGAGAAGCCTGACGAACCTGACGACATGTACGGCGACGAGCCCGCCGCCCAAGGTGGCCCGGACTTTTGAGTGAAGCAGTAAAGCACGTTGTTTACATCCCCAAAGACGCACCACTACTTGCAGCCGCTTCCGGTTGCTTTCCCGTAGGACTTCCAAAGTCAGCCGACGCGGCCTCTCAGCAAATACGAGGGGCCGCTCGGCGTGTGCGAATCACCATCACTGTCGAGGAAATCGAATGAAGTTTCTGGATCGCATTTTCAATTTCATCTCCCCGTTCTCCGTTGCACACATCACGCAGCGCATGGAACGCGATCTCGTCCGTCTTCGCACCGTTGCCGACAACCGCCGTGCTGCCGCTGACGCGCACATGGAAGCGGCCGGCGACTTGATGAACGCCGCTGCCGAACACGCCAACGAAGCTGCCCGCGCCGAACGCGTGGCAGGCCGTCTCGCCGCAATCGTGGAGTAACCCATTGCTGCTGTTCGATTGTGAAACAGACGGCCTACTCCACGAACTCACTGTCATCCACTGCGTCGCCATCAAGAATCTTCTTACTGGCGAAGTGATCCGAGCAAACGATCACGGCTCTCCTATCACCATCGAACAAGCCCTTCGCGTCCTGATGGAAGCGGACGGCATCGCCGGCCACAACATCCTCGCGTTCGACATCCCCGCTATCCAGAAGGTGTTCCCGTGGTTCAAGCCGAAGGGCTTGCTGCGTGACACGCTGCTGATGTCCCGCCTGATCTACACGGACCTCACCGACCGCGACTTCAAGTTCGTACGTCGCAATCCGTCGTTCGGCAAGAACCTCATCGGCAGTCACTCGCTGGAAGCGTGGGGTATCCGCCTGGGCGAATGGAAGGGTGACTACGCGAAGGAAATGAAGGCCCTGGGGATCGATCCGTGGGCGCGTTGGAATCAAGAGATGGACGACTACTGCTATCAGGACATCATCGTCACTGAGAAGCTGTGGGAAAAGCTGCTGTCGAAGGGTTTCAGCGAAGACTCGATCCAGCTTGAACACGACGTTGCACCGATCATCATTCGCCAAGAGACTTTCGGGTTCCTGTTCAACAAGGACAAGGCCCGCGATCTCGAACGCGTGTTGGTCGAGAAGCGCGTGGAGCTGACTGACAAACTGCGTGCAGCATTTCCGCCGTGGAACGTGAAGCTCCCACCCTTCATTCCGAAGCGCGACAACAAAGCCAAGGGGTACGTGAAGGGTGTTCCAGTTGAACGCTCCAAGACCATCGTGTTCAACCCGGCGTCACGCGACCACATCGCTGACCGACTCACCGCACTGTATGGATGGAAGCCGACGCAGTTCACCGACGGCGGCAAGCCAAAGGTAGACGAAACTGTCCTTGAAGGTCTGAAGTTCCCTGAAGCGGAGCTGCTCAACGAGTACCTAATGGTCGAGAAACGTCTCGGCCAGCTCTCCGAAGGCAAGCAAGCCTGGCTCAAGGCAATCAAGCCGGACGGTCGTATCCACGGACGTGTCACGCAGAACGGTGCCGTCACCGGACGCATGACGCACAGCAACCCGAACGTCGCACAGGTGCCGAAGGTTGGCACCCCGTACGGTGCAGAGTGTCGTGCATTGTTCTGTGTGCCCAAGGGGAAGAAGCAGGTAGGCGCTGACGCATCCGGCCTGGAGCTGCGCAACCTCGCTCACTTCATGGCACGCTGGGACAACGGCGAGTACGCACGCGTTATTCTCGAAGGCGACATCCATAGCGTGAACCAATGCGCTGCTGGACTGCCGACGCGTGACAACGCCAAGACCTTCATTTACGCGTTCCTTTATGGCGCGGGTGACTTGAAGATCGGTTCCATCATCGGCAAGGGCAAGAAAGCCGGTGCGGAACTGAAGGCGAAGTTCCTGAAGGGACTGCCGGCGTTGGACAACCTGCTGACCGCAGTGAAGGTTGCCGCATCCAAGCGTGGATACCTGCTCGGCCTGGACGGTCGAAAGCTGCACGTCCGTTCCGACCACGCTGCACTGAACACCCTGCTGCAATCTGCGGGTGCAATCGTGATGAAGAAGGCGCTCGTGATCCTCGACCGCAAGTTGCAGGAGATGGGCTACGTCCCTGGCTTGAACTATGAGTTCGTCGCCAACGTACACGACGAATTCCAGATCGAATGCGACGAGGACATTGCGGAAATCGTTGGGCAGACCGCAGTGAAGTCCATCCGCGCTGCGGGTGAGCACTACGGGTTCCGCTGTCCGCTGGACGGTGAATACAAGGTAGGCGACAACTGGAAGGAGTGCCATTGAGGCGACCAGCCACACCGGCTAGTCGTCTTCTCTCACTCACGAAATACCGGGCAAGGAAGCGGGGCGTTCCGTTCGACTTGGACGTGGATGACGTCACCATCCCCGCTTTCTGCCCTGTGCTCGGACTACCGCTGTTTCGCAATCAGGGTGGGAAGGCGCAAGGCCCGAACTCACCAACCATTGATCGCATCATCCCTGCCCTCGGCTATGTCCGTGGCAACGTCCGCGTGATCTCGTCACGCGCCAACTCCATCAAGTCCGACAGCACACCCGAGGAACTCCTCCGCGTCGCTGCGTACATGCAGGAACACCACTGATGAACTGGCTATCACTGATTGGGGACGCGGCGAAGTTTGCCTTCGGCGGCGTCCTCGACTCCATCAAACAGAACCGAGTGATTGAAGCGCGCGAGGCTGCTGCTGAGCACAACCTCAAGCTCGCCGTGCTCAACGCAAAGATCACGAAGGCGCAGCAGGACGGCGAGTGGGAAACCGAAGCCCTGAAGAACTCCGGCTGGAAGGACGAAGCCATGTTCGTGATCGTCATGGCCCCGCTGGTCCTCTGCTTCATTCCCGGCTGCGCGCATTACGTGATGTCCGGCTTTAACGCGCTGGACGAAACGCTGCCGGAGTGGTGGCGCTACATGGTCATGGCGACTGTCGGCGTGTCCTACGGCATCAAGCCGCTCACCAAACTCAAGTCTCTGAGGAAACTGAAATGAGCAATACCGCAACAAAGAAGTCCCTGCTGCAACAAATCGCAGACCTTGAGCAATCTGTACGTGGTATGGGCGAGCCGAAGAAGCTGCAAATCCACGAAGAACACCATGTGCCCATGACGCACATGTACTCGCGTCGCGGCAGCACCGACCTGCAAATGATGGATGACATTCGCCACCACCTGAAGCGCTCGATGGCGCACAAGCTGGCCGACGAACTGATCCGCTCCGGCGCGGTGAAGTTCACCGAGACCCTCGAAGAAGATCATCTGCGCTTCGGTCACTCCGTCCGCATCAAGGCTGAACTCCTCGTTTGCTGACCCTGCTGATTGACGCCGACGTATTGCGTTACCAGCTCGCCTTTTCCAACACCAAGACTCACAAGTTCGATGACGACGACACCGCAACGGAGATCGTCAACCCCGAGAAGGCAAAGATCGAACTCGAAGACTATATCGAGGAACTGGTAGATCGCTTCGGCGCTACGGACTTCATCCTTCCCCTGTCCGTCTCCACCAACTTCCGCAAGTCTCTGTACTCCGACTACAAGATGAACCGCGCCGGCAAAGAGAAGCCCGCGCTGTGGCATGCCGTGGATGGATTCCTGAAGGAGATGTACGCGGACAAGATCGTCACGCGCGACTATCTCGAAGGCGACGACATCCTCGGCCTGCTCGCCACGAACCCGAAGGCACGCATGTGTCCCGGCAAGAAGATCGTGGTGTCCATCGACAAGGACATGCGGACTCTCCCGAACACGCGTCTGTTCAATCCAAACAAGCCTGACCTCGGCACGCGAACCATCAGCGCGCACGAGGCGGACCTATTCTGGATGACGCAGGTACTCACGGGCGACGCGACGGACAACTACCCCGGCCTGAAGGGCATTGGCCCGAAGAAGGCGGACGAGCTACTGCTCCCGATTCACGAAGCCCTTCTCGACTCCTCCCCCACCGAACACCTCGAAGCCCTGTGGGGAGTCGTGGTGGCCGCGTACGAGAAGAAGGGGCAGACGGTGGACGACGCAATCACGCAAGCACGCCTCGCCCGAATCCTTCGACATGGCGACTACAATTTCAAGACCAACGAGGTGAAGCTTTGGAAACCGTAAGACCCGGTGCCCTGAGTCTGCCGACTGACAGCGCGGTGCGTAAAACGTACCCAATGTTCTCCGGCCTGCTCGCGTACTTCCCTGCCGCACTCGCTCGCGTGTCGCACCACAGCTATGTCGGCAACGAGAAGCACAACCCCGGCATGCCGCTTCAGCACGCACGGAACAAGAGTGGCGACCACGCCGACTGCATCGTTCGGCACCTGACGGACGCCCACGAAGTCCAAGGCGAATCCAAGCTGGACGAGCTGGCCGCGCTATGTTGGCGGGGCCTAGCATTGCTGCAAGAGGAAGCCGAGAAGCAGGGCGCCCCCGTTGCCCCCGCTGCAACCTTCGATACGGTGGCCGATCCGCGCCAGATCCCGCTGCTGCTCCAAGGGTAAAACACGCAGCATAGGAGGAAACAATGTTTCCCCCATAAGGATTCCCTTATGTCTCCCTCATCGACCTCTAAGGGAATCCGTATGTCCCCCGACACTGACACCATCCCGCTGCACGCGTACGACCTGATCGATCAACTCGACACCCTTTACCCCGAGGTTGTGTATGACCCAACCTTGAGCAAGGCCGAGTTCCTGATGAAGTCGGGCGAGCGGCGGCTGGTTCTGAAGCTGCTGCGGAAGCGAGCACGGGAACAAGAGGAACGTAATGTGCTCTAGTGCCCCAAAGATGCCTGCACCGACCGAACAAGACAAACCAGCGGTACTCTTGACGGCGCGTGACGGCGGCAACCCGGCGACCGATTCCGCATCGGCTGGCCGACAGAAGTTCAGGATTGACCTGAATAACGCCACCAATTCTCCCTACGGCAGTAGCTTAGTTATCCCGACTTGAACAAGGCGGACACGTCCGTCTCAGCACAGGTCCGGTACAACGCACTGAAGGCCGACCGCAACTCTGCGGAAACTCGCGCCAAACAGTGTGCAGACTTGACGCTGCCGACGCTCTACAAGCAGGTAACAACCGGCAAGCAACATCCAACACGCACCACGCCATTTCAGGGCACGGGTGCCCGATGCGTTAACTCGCTGTCATCCCGCCTGCTTCTCGCTCTGTTCCCTCCGAACGCCAGTTTTTTCAAAATGTCCCCGGACAGCATGGACGCGCAATCGCTTGCGCAGCAGGCAGGCATCCAGCTCGGTGACTTAGAGATGGGCCTCGCGGATATCGAGCGAACCATCATCAATGACATTGAAACTTCGGGCATGCGTGGCCGACTGGCTCTCGCACTGAAGCACCTCGTCGCGACAGGCAATGCCTGCCTCTACATTCCCGACGAGGGGAACGCAAAGGTCTATCCGATCAGCCGCTTTGTCGTGAACCGCGACGGTATGGGCAGCGTGTTGGAAGTGGTGACGCTTGATAGCGTCGCTCCATCCACGCTGTCGCCAGAACTCCAGGCGCATTTGGGTCTCGACAATCCGAACCAGCAGAAGGGCCAAGACAAAGGCCCCGAAAAATCCGTAGACCTCTACACCCGCATCTACCGCGACGGTGATCTCTGGCAGGTCTATCAGGAAGTGAACTCGACCATCGTACCCGGTACTGACGGTAGCTATCCGATTGACGCTTGCCCATGGATTCCACTGCGAATCCCTGAGGAAGACGCGGAAGACTACGGGGCCGGACTCATCTACGAGTATTACGGTGATTTCGATGCGCTGGAAAAGCTGAGCAAAGCGATCCTGAAGGGAGCCGCCGCTGCTGCGAAGGTTCTGTGGGCGTTGAAGCCGAACTCCGAGGCCCGCCCGAAGGACATTACGACCGCCGAATCCGGCGACGTGTTGCGCATGACAGCCGACGACCTGAAGGCCATATCGCAGGACAAGTACGCTGACTTCAACTTCGTCACGAACGTGATGGACAAGCTGACGCAACGCCTCGAACTCGTGTTCGGCGTGCGTACTGCTATCCAGCGAAGTGGTGAGCGTGTGACCGCAGAGGAAATCCGTTATCTGGCTCAAGAGCTGGAAGACGTCCTCGGCGGCATTTACTCGATCCTTGCGGAAGACCTATTGCTTCCCCTCGTCCGGCGTGTGCTGGACCGCCTTACGAAAACCCATCAGCTCCCGCAGCTTCCCAAGGGCGTCATCAAGCCCCGCGTGGTTGTAGGTATGGCTGCATTGGGCCGCGGGCAGGACATGCAGAAGCTCATGGAATGGGCACAGGCTGCGACCAACGCACTCGGCCCTCAGGTGTTCGCACAGCGAGTCGATAGTGGCGAGTTCCTCGCCCGCCTCGGCGCTGCAAGCGACCTGTCCATGAAGGGCCTCATCAAGTCCGACGACCAGCTCGCGCAGGAACAGCAGAACGACACGATGCACCAAGCGGCCATCCGCGCTGCACCGAACTTAGCAAGCGCCGCAATGGCGCAACAAGGAAGCCCTGATGTCCAACAGTAACCCGGTGACCGAAACGCCGGTCGAGAAGAAACCCGCGCCGAAGGCGAAGGAAGCTCCGAAGTCCGCCCACCCGTGGGACGAGTTCAAGAGCATGCACCCGAACGGCACGACCGTCGTCTACAACTTCGATAAGTGACCATGACTGACAAGTCCGAAATCATCCTCGACAGTTCGACTCCGGCAACAACGGAAACCACGACGACCACCACGACCGAATCGACAGCCACCACCTTTGGTGGCTATGCGACGGTCGAGGAACTGGTTGCGGCCCATGACGCCCTGAAGGCTCAGTCAGTCACCGCGACGCAAACAGCGGAGTCCACCGAGACCACGCAGGCGTCCAAGGAAATCCCGAGTGGTGAGGCCGCCACGACGACCGACGAAGCCACCGCGCAGAAGACGGTCACCGATGCCGGCCTGGACTGGAGCGGTCTGAACGACGAATACGCGAACGCCGGCAAGCTCAGCGACGAGACCTATGCGGCCCTCGAAGCGAAGGGCATTCCGCGCGACGCAGTTGACACGTACATCCGTGGCCGACAGGCCGAAGCGGACGCCTACGATACCGCAGTGTTTGGAGCGGCAGGCGGCCAAGCTGAGTACAGCAGCCTAGTTAATTGGGCAGCAAACGCATTGACTCAGGCCGAGAAGGAAGCCTTCAACGAAGCGGTGGTGAGCGGTAATGCCGCGAAAGCATCGCTGGCCGTTGAAGCCCTGGCCGCCCGCCGCGCTCGCACGACCGGCACACCGCCCGTGAGTCTGCTGAAGGGTAATGCCGCCAACACGGGCGTGCAGCCGTACAAGTCCCGCGAAGAAATGACGGCCGACTTCCGCAGCGCCAGATACAAGAGCGACCCCGCGTTCCGCGAACTGGTCACTCAACGCATGCGCGTTACTCACCAGTAACGGCAATCACAGCCCGCCGTGAGGCGCGCACATCACAACCTCTAAGGAAAGCAACAACAAGCAATGGCTAACGCCACCCCGAATCGTCTTGGTCAGGTTAAAAACACCGGTGATGACAAGGCGCTATTCCTCGAACAGTACGGCGGCGAAGTTCTGGCAGCCTTCCTGGACGAATACAAGCTCGCCGGCAAGGTAACCGAGCGCAACATCTCGCACGGCAAGTCGGCTCAGTTCCCCACCATCGGTACTATCGGTTCCGAATACCATGTGCCGGGCACGGAAATCACCGGCATGAACGTCGAGCATAACGAGGTCATCATCAACCTCGACCCGATGCTTATCTCGCACGTGTTCATTCCGAACATCGACGAGGCAATGAACCACTACGACGTCCGCGCTGAATACACCAAGCAGCAGGGTCTCGAACTGGCAAAGCAGCGTCAGCTCAACGAGCTGCGTTGTGCTGTGTTGGCGGCTCGTACCGCTCAAGGTCCGGTAGCCGGTCAGGCAGGCGGTGCAGTGCTGGTCGATGCCGCGATGGCAACCGATGCGACCAAACTGGCCGACAGCATCCGCACATCGCGCCAAATCTTTGACGAGAAGAATATTCCCGAAGAAGACTGCGTTGCCGTCGTGAAGCCGGCTCAGTGGTACGCGCTGACCCAGGTCAAAGACTTGGTGAACCGCGATTTCAACCCGAACGAGAACGGCTCGCTGTCGCAGGCGACCATCTACTCTGTGGCTCGTATCCCGCTGCTGAAGACCAACCACCTACCGCAGGCGAACGATTCTGCTAATGCGAAGATCGTTGCTTCCCGCCGAGCCGACTTTAGTGGCACGGTTGGCGTCGTGTTGCACAAGTCCGCCGTGGGCACGTTGAAGCTGCTGGACCTTGCCATCGAAGATTCCTATGACGCGCGCCGTCAGGGAACTTTGATGCTCTCGAAGTTCGCCCTGGGCCATGGGGTTCTGCGCGTAGCAGGCGCGGTCGAGCTCGCAACGAAACAGCCGACCTAATAAAAAGCCGGAGGACCTCGTCGGTCCTCCGGCTTTTTTTCCACTTGCGCATAGACAGACTTATTTAGTACTCGGCTCGGATCGAGCTAATCCACCGCTCAATCGTCAACAGAAATACTCGGGCACGCATACTGAATCTTTATCTCTCAACAGCGCTATCGCTACTGCATCACTTTTTAGCTTTGGTCACGAGCTGAACCTTAGCTTCAAGTACACACTGATTTCCGTGAAACGTAGCTTTTTCCCAGCCGTACTTCTCCATCTCTGCCTTGTACCACTCCTTCACGGAATCAACCACGCGCTCTTTCTTATCGCCGGAATTTTCCTGGTTGTAGAGCCCAACAACCTGGGCGGCGCTGACGACACACGTCGGTTCATTTACCGATCTATCTTTTGGATCGGGTGCAACAAAAGGTCTTGCCATATTTTTCTCCAGTACGGGACGCAAATGTCCCAGGTACAATAATACCACATTATTGGTACATGTCAACTACTTTTTGGTACATGTGTACCTATACACTATCATATTGATTTTCCTGGATAAAATGAACATCGCCCCTACTACCGAACTGGAAGCCGTCAACGAGCTGCTGAAAGCAGTCGGAGAGACGCCGGTCAATTCCCTCGAAAGCCTCGGCTTTACTGATGCCTCCATTGCGCGCGACACGCTGCGCACCAAGGCGCGCGAAGTTCAGTCACGTGGCTGGTATTTCAACCGCGATGATGTATTCACTTTCAGGCCGGCCACCGATGGCACAGTAAAAATTCCTGCGAATGTCCTATCGATCCGCCCGTCGCGAGCGGAGGATCGTCGCATTGTTCCGCGCGGTGGCTTCCTATGGAACGTCACGGACGAAACCAACGTGTTCGAGGCCGATAACGGCCCGACTGTAGAAGTCATTTGGATGTACGACTTCGAGGCATTGCCGGAAACGGCACGTCGCTACATCACCGTACGTGCTGCCACGCAGTACCAGACGCAAGTGATGGGTAACGATCAGCTCAATGCGTTTACCAAGGACGACGAGAAATTCGCCCTGGATGCCCTCGTGTATGAGGAACGCCTATATGAGGAGCGCGGCAACATGTTCAACGACGGCACCGCCGTTCTGGAAATCTGGCAGCGTTAATGCCGCTGATCCAGGGAACGATCCCGTCAATGATCGGCGGTGTATCGCAGCAGGACACATCCGTACGTCAGCCCTCCCAACTGGAGGAGTGTCTCAACCTCAATCTAAGCCCTGCCCGTGGCGCAGGCCCGCGCCCTCCAGCGCGGTTCGTCAACGTGCTCGGTAGCGACATCCCCGAAAACGCGTTCTGGCACTCCATTATCCGCGACGGCAACGAGCACTACTTCGTCTGCATTTACGGCAATCGAGTGCGTGTTTTCGACCACGTCACTGGCAAAGAGTACGTTGTCGTCAGCGACACACCTTCCCTCGCCTACCTGTCCACTCAATTTGATCCGTGCGTATCACTACGCGCGGTGACGATTGAGGACTACACCATGATCGTCAACCGCGAAGTTGTGGTTGCGATGTCGACCACTGTAGTTCCGGGCGGCGTCGTAGGCTCCGTACAGACCTTTGCAGACCTGCCGAAGAACGCGGGGTATAACGCCATTTGGGAAGTGCGGGGTGATGCCACCAATTCGTTCGACAACTACTACGTCCAAGCCTCGGGAGCGAAAGTTTGGAATGAGGTGGCAAGACCGGGTGTGAAGAACGCCTTTGACGCCACCACCATGCCCCACGGCCTCAAGCGAATCCCGGATAGCACCAATCCGGACGGCTTCTATTTCAGTTACGGCCCGCTCGACTACGACAAGCGGTACGCAGGCGACGAGAAGACGTGCCCTCCTCCGTCCTTCGTGGGGCAACGCATCGGTGGCCTGTCGTTCCACAAGGACCGCTTCGTCATCCTGGCGGGCCAGAACGTCGTCATGTCGGAGACGGGTCACTACCTGAACTTCTGGCGGACCACGATCACGGCTCTGCTCGACAGCGACACCATCGACGTGGCCGCTCCCTCCGAGGGTGTCGCGCAGCTCACGCATGCGGTTTCATACCTGAAGTGCATGCTGCTGTTTGCAACCGGCAACACCTCGATGTTCCAGCTCACGGCCACGCCCATGCTGACGCCGAAGACTTGCAAGATCGATGTGGTCACGACGTATCAGGTATCACCGTACATCAAGCCGGTTCTCTCCGGTGCGAGCTGCTTCTTCGTCAATGACGGGACGCAGCACAAGTGGTCCACCGTCCGCGAATACTTTATTCAGGATGACCTCGTGACCGCTGTGGCCGCCGACGTCACCGCACACGTTCCCTCCTATATCCCCGGCAACACCCGTTGCATGGCGGCAGCGCCCGACGCAGATATGATCTTCCTGGCACATCGGAGTCCCTCCGGCCCACAGGTGTACGTCCATCAGTTCCGTTGGGTGGGCGACGAGAAACAACAGTCCGCATGGCACCCGTGGAAGATCGAAGGGACTGGAGCTGTGGTCCACATGAACGCCATCGGCACCGATCTCTACGTGATCGCCCTAGCCCCTGGCGGCGGCGTAGAACTCCTGACGTTCGACTTGTCGGCTGCTCCGGCGTACGCGCCTGTCTCCTCGACGTTCGACATTCACCTCGATCGGCGCGAGCTGGTAAACCCAACGTATGTCGCATTCGGTAACTACACGGACATCACTGTCCCAATGATCCTACCGAGTCTCAAGGGCATCGCTGTGCTGAAGACGACCGATTGGGCATCCCCTGGCTCCTATTTGGACACCACGAAGGCCACGCTGGTCAACGGCGGGCAGACCATTCGTGTGCCGGGTAACGTGGCCGGCGGCCGGGTGGTGGTCGGTTATCGCTACCTACGACGTGCAACGTTCTCGCAGCAGTACGTGCGAGATGCGAACAACGTGTGCAAGCAAATCGGACGCCTCCAGCTTCGACGCATGACCGTCCGCTTCAACTCGGCTGCGTTCTTCCGATGCCTCGTGTATCCAAAGGGTCGCGCTGCGGCCATCGACACGCTGGTTCCTCAGCTCACCGACACGTTCACCGCCCGCACTACTGGAGACGCTGCGTTCCTTCTGGACTCACCGAGTCTCCAAGACGGAACCCACAAATTCCTTGTGGCGTCGCGCGCGGATCAAGTGCATATCGCTCTCGACAGCGACACGCCCTATCCGTGCTGGTGGCAGTCGGCGCAGTGGGAAGGCACCTACACCACGCAGGTACGGAATTGAAGATCACGATTGTGGAACCGACTCAGGCAATGCTTGAGTCCATCGCCGCGCGCATGTGTGCCGACGATGTTGCTGAACTGGTCGCGCAGGGGTTAACGCCCCTGCCGACCCTTATCCAGGGTTGGCAAATGAGCCGGGAGGTTTACGTCGCATGTTGGGACGGACAACCGCAGGCCGCGTTCGGAGTTACCGACTACACGCAAGACGACAACTACGGCGTGCCGTGGATGCTATCGACTGGACCGCGCGGACGTATCGTGCGCGAGTTCCTGGCCGTATCGCGCATGTACATCGAAGCGTGGTCGCCTATGTACCTCGCCATGTTCAACCTCGTTGACCACCGGCACATACGCGCACAGCGCTGGCTCATGCACCTCGGCTTCGAGCCGTACACCGCCCACGAAGTAGATGGGCACACCTTCATCGAATTTGGGAGAGTCCCATGTGTGGACCGTTAGTCATCCCTATTGCGATGGCTGTTACTGCGGCCATCTCCGCAGGGATGGCAATTAAGAGTTCCAACGATCAGAAGCATGCACTGGAAGCACAAGCGAAGCTGCAACAGCAGCAGACCGACCAAGCCGCCCAGGCACAGACGATGGATCGCATGCAGGCCGCCCGTCAGGCCCGTGCGTCAGCTCGCGCAGCAGCGGCGGAGTCCGGCATCAGCGGCAACAGCTCTGACGCGGTATTGAACGACATCATGATGCAGTCGGGCCGTGACGTGTCCCGCATCGAACTCAACCGTGAGAACGGTGTAGCAGCGACTTCACAGGAAGTGCGTTCGCGCACGAGCGAAATCAACGGTCAGCTCACAGCGAGCCTGGCGAACTCCGCGTCTCAAATGGCCTCCGCTGGTTACTCCGCATATTCCAGTCGCATCCCAACCATCCCCACGTCGTCATATACACCGAGCTACAAGCAGAACATTTAAGTGAGCACCCATGCCACGCAGCACTAATACCCGGATCGACCCGAGAATCTCTCAAGACCCCTCGCAGTCCGCCAACGTCCAGCTCCCGGTTCAAGCACGAATCGAGAGGCCGCAAGGTACGAGTTCTGCCTGGGCATTGGCTCACGCACTCAATTCCAGTATCGGCACGCTCGGTGATATCCAGGCACAGAACGAGGAGCAACGTCAGCGACTCGGCGCACAGATCAAACACGATCAAGCTGTCCAGGCGAAGGCCGAAGGTGATGCTGGTGAAGCGGCAGCACAGCACGACGCGGGAACAGGTGAGCAAACCGACCTCCAGATGCACAGTGATGCATTCGCGGCGGCATACAAGCAAACCGATGGTCTCCGCATGGCGGATGACTTCGGTAATGCATTGCAGGCTGATCTCGCGCGTGCTGAACCCGGCATGTCGTCGGAGCAAGTTCAGAAGTTCATTCAAGATCGCGCCAACCAGTTCATCACGGACAAACAGCTCGACCCCACCTCGCAGCAATCGTTCTTCGCTGCAGTCAGCAAGGCGACTACTGGTTGGAAGGACCAGTACAACAAACAGTCCATCCAAGAATCGCTGAAGCGTGACGAGGAGAACCTTGGCGCTATCGGCACCGCTGGTATCAAGAGCGGCTCTTTGCTGACCTCAGAGGGCTTCGCCGGTTTCCACGAAACGCTATTGCAGCGCGGTCTCAACGAGACAGAAGCGCGCAAGATCATGGCGTCGTCGTTCGCGCAGTCCCTGGCGTCCGGCAACATCGACGTCGCGAAAGCAATTGCGGTCCTCAAAACGCCTATCGGCTCCGACGGAACCGTGCTGGCTGACATCCCTGAGTTCAAGGGACAGCTTGATCTCGCCGCGAAGCGCGGACAGGCGGTGCAGGACGAAGCACGCAAGAAGGCGCAAGCCGATCAGCTCACCGCCTCGCTGTTTCATCTGAGCGACGCGGCGGACCAAGGGCTTCTGTCGGACGCGCAGATCAACGCGACACGCAAGCAATTCGACCTCACCCCCGAGTGGGCGGCCGGCATGCACAATCGCAACCGCGAAGCGATGCAGCGGCTCCTCAAGGAGAATGAGAAGGCTGATCAGGAACGTATGGCTTATGCCGCACTGACGTCCGGCGATCCGGTGCAGATTGCGGCAGTGGGTGTCAGCAAGGTAGCTGATGCTGGATCGAAGGTGATGGCCGAAGCGTACAAGCAGGGCAACGACAAGGGTGCGCTGCAAGTTGCCGGCGCCCTGGCACGCGCCAATGCCCCCCTCCCTTTCTTCCGTCAACTTGCAACGCAGTTCGACGCGTCCGACCCGCAGAACGCCTTGCGGACCATCCAATTCTTCCAAGGGATCAAAGGGCAGTCTCGCGACTACTACGAGGCCAACGTACCCGCCGACTTCTCTGCGAAGCTTCGCCGGTTCGAGATCGAAACCAGCACGTTCGGCTTGTCGCCAGAACAAGCGCTCCAGAAGATTGCGCAGACCTCCCCGATACTCGACAGCGGGGCAACGTCCGCTGCGATCTCACAATACGTTAAGCAGCATCAGTCGGTGATCCCGCGTGACTTTGGCGACTCCGCGATCCTCAGCGGTAAGTTCTCCAGCACGCCGATCCAGAACCAAGGCTACGTCAACGCCCAGGTGCAGGACATTGCGAAAGAGATGATGTCCACCGGCCAGTTATCCGCAGAGGATGCGATGAAGCAGGCAGTCGCCCGCTTCCAGGCCACCAACGTTCGCGTGGGTGACATGTACGTCCCTGTTCCGAACGGCGCGCCTCCGCAGGTTGGTCAGGCGTTCACCGAGCTGTCGAAGGATTGGAAAGACAGGCTCGTTAAGGAAAAGCAGATGGATGACACCGGTACGGTGTACTTCCAGCCTGCCGTGAACGATCCAAGTAAGTGGGTGCTCATGCGCAATGATGACGGCGTATCCCGAGCAGTCATCAAGCGTGACCAACACGGCACGCCGGACTTCGTTGAGATGGGCGTCCATGACGTTCTGGCCAAGTACCACACGTGGAGCACCGACAAAGCTGTACAGGACACGACGCGCAACAGTGCGTTGAAGAAGCTCGGCTATGGCTTCCTCGCGGATCAGACGGAACAGCAGCGACAGGAATCCCTGCGGCAACTTGCATCGCGCCCGGATGAGGCTCTCGGTGTCACCGGCATGACGTTCAACGGCAAGCTCATTGCCGATGGGTACACGCACAACAGGGGAGATGCGGCGCGCCTGAAAGACGTCCTCGACCAAACCAAGACCCCAACCTTCATCGACTACATCCACTCCATCAAATAGGAACCCAATGGCCGATCCATCGTCCCCATTCGCCAGCCTTAGAACTCCTGTAGCCCCGCTTCCGGCTGCCTCGCTGGATGCGCAAAAAGCACAAGAGATCGCACAGGCCGACGAAACTCAGCGCGTCAAAGATGCGACGGGTTTGGGCGAGAAGATCGGCGCGGGCGCCGTCACTGGAACCATCGGCGCAATCGATCGATTCGCGCAGAACTTCAAGTACACCCCCGATACGGATTGGATCGGCAAGGCTGTCGAAGACGAAGCAAAGTTGTGGGAGAAGAACGGCCTGGGTGATTACCTTCCGTTGCTGGAAAAAGCCGTAAGCAAGGACCACGCTGACGAACTCTACGGTGCCGCGCTAACGGAAAAGAATGCAAAGGAAACCCTCGACCGCATGTCGATGGTTGGCCGCCTGGGTGTCGGACTCACCGACCCCGGCGCGGTCGCTATCGGCGCCGTGGCTGCGCCAATGGAAGGCGTGGGTATCGTCGGCCAGCTCGTACGTGCCGGCCTGACCGGTGCAGCGCAAAACGCCACACTGGGCGCACTGAACAAAGCAAACGATCCGACGATGGAATGGAAGGACGTGCTTGGCGATGCGACCACTGGCTTCGTACTTGGCGGAGCGTTGCATGGCATGTTCGCTCCCCTCAGAGGCGAGCACGCCGAGATCGCTGACAAGCTGGCACAGGTCTCCAAACCCGAGACCATTCCTGCCGGCACCTTCGGGACCGATACGCTCTCCTCTGCACGGGTGAAGAAACCCGGTGAATCCACCATGGATGTGCCGGAGCCGCCGATTTCCGACGCGGCGCAAACGCGCCTGTACGACGCCCAGGCCGAAGCAGATATCAAGACGGCTTTCACAGGCGTCCGTCGCGACCTGTCGGCGCGCATGGCGTCCTCGAACTCCGAACTCGTCCGCTACGTCGGTCGCCGGCTCTTGGCCGAACGCGTGGGCTATACGGACAAGAACATCGCCGTGGAGGAATCCGCCGAGCAGATGAGCAAGCGCATGCACGAGAAGCTATCCGCCAAGTGGAATAGCGCGCTCGACACGGCATGGGCCGCCTACCGCAAGGACAACGGCATCTCGATCTTCGACGGCGAGGCAGCCAAGCAGTTCCGTGAATCCATTGGCCGCTACATGCGTGATCCCTCCGACGCCAATGTCGACCCACGTATCGCCGGCCTGGTGAAGGACGTGAACGAGGCGACTCAGGCCGCCCTGGCGGAAGCCAAGGCAGCAGGCGTGCCCGGTGCAGAGCTGATCGATAAGGAGCCGAACTGGCTGCCGCGCCTTATGTCCCGCGAAGGGTTTGAGGAGGTGTTCCAAGCCAAGAAGCTTCACTTCGATGACGTCAAAGAGCAGCTCATCAAGCCGGCTATCGAACGCGGCTTCCGAAAGAAGTTTGCAGACTCACCAGGTAATAACGCGGACTTCCTCAACCCCGAGCTGACCGATAAGGTTGCCGAGGCGTGGCTCACCCGAGCGCGTGACAAGGCGCTGTCAGTCGAGAACGACGTGCACATGCGCGGCATGAACGCCGCCGACGTGGACAGCATCGAGCATCTTCTTAGTGAGGCCGGCGTCCCTGCAGAGAAAGCGACGATTCTCACGGAATCTCTGCGCACCAAGGTGGACGAGAAGGCAGTGCATGCGCGATTTAAATCCCGCATCCCGATGGACGAGTCCTTCAGCGCTCAGATCACGAGTCGTCGCACGGGCGAAATTCATACGGTGTCCATTGCGGACCTCTTGGAGAACGACGTCGGCCACATGCTCGAACGGTACACGCGCGACATGTCCGGTTGGGCCGCCTTGAAGACCAAACTGGGCGTAGGCACACAGGCCGAATTGGACGCGCTCCGTTCCCAAGTGGTGAGCGAAGCATCGAAGGCCGGAGGCAATGGCAAGGACATGGGCCGCCTATTCGACATCGGCGCCGCAACTACGCTGGGCCGTTCGACCGAACTCAACCCTGGCGGCACCGCATCCCGCGCGGGACGCATGATCCGTGACTACGGGCAGCTCCTGTATATGAACCAGGTGGGTTTCACCATGCTGGCCGAAGTGGGACCGACGATGGCCTATGCGGGCCTGCGGACTTCCCTCCGCGCCATGCCGGGTGTCATGAAGTTGTTCAAGAGGATGCAGAACGGCGAGTTCGCTGAGAAGGAGATGCGGCTGTATGCCGACATGTATGCGCCCGGTACTGACTGGACGCGAAATCCGGTGTATCTCCGCACCGACGCGCTGGGCGAGTCGATGTTCGACAAGACTTCACGGACCGGCAAGGTACTGAACAAGATCGACAACGCTCAGCAGGTACTCAAGCGGGCGCAGTCGGCGTTGTCCGGCCTCGCTCCGATGAACGCGTTTTTGCAAGTGTGGGCCGCACGCGGCTCCATGCTGAAGCTTGTCGAGCTGGCGAACGCCCGCAAGGTCAGTCAGGCGTGGGTGGATCGCCTGCGTAATCACGGCATGACCGCCGACGCCCAGGAGGCCATCTTCTCGAAGCTGCAAGGGCTGAAGAAGCTTGACGCGGTGGCCAACGCGTTTCCAACGTGGGATACAGAGACCAAGGAAGCCCTGTCGGCGTACATGGCTACCGTCACGCGCCGTCAGGTCATGGAAGGCACTGCGGGCGACAGCATTGAGATGATGCATTCCGCTGCGGGCAAACCGTTCACGCAGTTCCGTCGTTTCATGACGACCTCGTACACCGGCCATATGCTCAATGCGCTACACATGCGTGATTGGCAGGCGTTCCACATGGTCGTCGGTTCGACTCTGATGGCCGCTCTGGGCATGGGCGCACGGTCGTACCTCAACACCATCGGCAAACCGGAGGAACGTGAGAAGCAGCTCAACCTCAAGCAGCTCACCCTCTCCGGCATTCAGATGTCGAGCTACTCGTCCGTCATCCCCATGTTGGTGGACACCACCGTCCACGACGCCCTCGGATACGACCCCATATTCGCCTACGGGCGGTCCTCGGGACTCGACTCGGGTGTGAAGGGAATCCCCACGCTTGCGACCGCCGAACGACTGTGGAACGTCGCTGGCATTCCAGGCCGCCTCGCGGCTCAAGATCACCAGCTATCGAAGCAGGACGTCGGCAACCTCTACAAGCTGATGTGGCTCAACAACCTCACTGGATTCCGCAATGTGGGCGACTGGATTGCCAACCAGTACCCGGACATCCAACAACCCTAAGCAGGCCCTCGGGCCACCTACGGAGACGTAATGGCCCAACTGGCTCGCGGCTACTCCTTCATCATGTACTTGGCGGAGGTTGGAGCCGACTACACCATCCCCTTCCCATTCCTGCGTACGGATGACATCCGCGTGTTCGCGGGGGATGTGGGGGATGCTGTCGAACAACTCTACACATGGACCAACGACAACACCGTTCGCCTAGCCGGGGCGGTGCCCGCTGGCATCCTCATCACGATCCGCCGCTTCACCCCGCGTGACGACACGCTCGTTCACATCCACGACGGATCGATGCTGCCGGCAGTGGAACTGAATCTGCTGTCGCGGCAACTCCTGTTCATCATGCAGGAACAGATCGACTTCGGCACATATGGCGGTAGAGGACTCCCTGGCGGCGGTTCCGGCTGGCCGATGCCGGATGGCTCCACGCCGTCACTTGCAATCCAACAGATCATCGACGCTCTCATGCAGTCGCCCGTAATGGGCCTACTGACGAGCCGCCTGGACGACATTGATGACACGGCAGAGACGTTGATGGAGGAATTGCTCCGCAGTGATCAGACGTTCGACATACGGCGAAAGACGGAAGGACGCCTCGCATTCATTGAAACATCTGTCACGACGCTACAGGACGACACGCAATCGTTGGTCAAGCAAGTCACCGAACTGTTCGCCAAGCACGACGACTCGGCCGCACAGATTCTCGATGTCCGTCAGGCACTCGCCACGGAGGTCGAGGCACGCGCAACGGTCGCAACCCAGCTCAATGCCGCCATCGGCAAAGCGGAGTCGCACATCACGACTGTGCAGGAGGCGCTAGCCACCGAGACCGAAGCCCGCACACAGGCGATTACCACGGCTCGCTCGGACTTCGACACGGCCAACAAGGCGATCTATCAAACTCTGAGCACTACATACGCCACCAAAGACTACGCGCAGTCCACGGCGCAGACTCAGGTCGAGGCATTCTCCAACGGAAACTTCGCAAACCTACAGCAGCGCTTTGAGGCACTTGTGAAAGGTTCGCCGGACTCTGCGGGTGAATGGTCCGCAAACTGGACTGTCCGCATCAACGGCGGCGCGATCAACGGCACACCTGTCATTGCTGGTATCGGCCTTGGCGTGGACTCGAAGACCGGATCAAACTTCATTGTGATGGCCGACCGCTTCGGCATCGTATCTCCGACGTACACCACGAATGGCGGTGTACAGCAGATGAAATATCCGTTTGTCGTCGGCACGGTCGGCGGCGTGAGCACTGTCGGCATCACCGGACAGCTCATCGTGGACGGTTCGGTGACTGCGGACAAGCTGAGGGTGAACTCGCTTTCTGCATTGACAGCCAACATGGGCGAAGTCAATGGCGGCACATTCCGCACGTTCCGTCTGGACAGCAACGGGAACGTCATCGATCCCAACGAATTTCGCTGCGAAATGACCAATAACCCAGGCGACGCATATCCCATGTGGATTGGCTCCGGAGCGAAAAATTGGAACAACGCGGTATTTGCCGTGGATCGCGGAGGCAACGCGAGGTTCTCGGGAACGATAACGGCGGGGAACGTCGTCAGCCAGCTACAAGTGACGGGACAAGGATCGTGGAGCGGCGATGTGACTGCCGCGGGTAGCACCGTGTTATGCCAGGCGACGTTGAACAGCCCCATCAGGCTTGGCGAGTCCCACACTCCGTGGCTAATCGTTGAAGTCCTGACCTATTCCAGCAGCAGCGACGATACACACGGAACCGTGTGGCTGGAAAAACTTGTAGGAACCACCTGGGTCACCGTCCGCTCCAATGTTTACCGGCTGCGCAACGGAGTCACGTTCGGCTTCACGATGGTTGTTTTCGACGCAGCCACTTCGAGCGCAGCACAATATCGCGTCCGCGTCTCTGATGCGGGCCTTCGGGGAAGCGACTTCCACGTCACCAATGTCAACATCGCCGCCACAGGCATCCGTTGAGGAAACTATTAGCGACAACACCACACCCGGCTACGTGAGCAACGCCGCACTAGCCGCTCGCCTGTCCGCTCTCGTGGACAAGTGGAATCAGTACAAGAACGCCCTCCGCGACATGCTCACCAAGTCGGAAGGCACAGTGGACATGGAAGATGGCACCGGGGCCATCGTCACGCTGATGTCCTTCCCTTCCCTTCAGAAGCTCGTAACTGCGCTGGCCGATACCGCAAGCGGTGCCGCTGCCGGCGCTCAGTCCTCCGCCTCAGCGGCCGCCATGAGTGCGGCTGATGCGGAGCGCTCAGAAGTAGCCGCAGGTACTTCGGCCGATGCCGCGAAGCTATCCGAAAATGCTGCAGCGGCGTCACAGGCTGCTGCGGCTGCAGCAGAAAGTAACGCGGTTGCATCCGATTCCCGCGCTGCTGAATCAAGCGCCTCTGCTTCGTCGTCGGCTTCAAACGCAGCAGCGTCCCGGGACTCAGCAGAATCGTACGCAGACAATGCAGGCTTTTCTGCCGCTTCCGCGCAATCAAGCAGCCTTGCCGCTTCTGGCTCAGCGAACACGGCGCAGCAGTACGCCAACGCCCCCGTCAACGTGCAGATCGCACCTGGTCAGTATTCGGCGTTCCACTGGAGCGAGCAAGCGCGCCTCAACGCGATGGGTTCGCTGGTTTACAAGGGACAGTGGGATGCCTCAAACGGCTCATACCCGACCAAACCGGCCCTCGGTGATTTTTACTTGATCTCCGTCAACGGAGTGATGGGCGGCGTCAGCTATTCGAACGGCGACATGATGCTGTACGACGGTGCCAAGTGGGACCGTGTCGACAACCAGCAAACCGTTACAAGTGTTCAGGGCCGCATTGGTTCAGTGACGCTTTCGTGGTCGGACCTGGGCTACACACCGGTCCAACTCGGAACCGGGATCGGCCAATCAACAAATGCGGTGAAGATTGGCTGGGCGGCCGATGGCAGCGGAAAACTTAAGGTAACTGTAGACGAATCCGATCGAGGAAACGTCGCAATGGAGTCGTGGGTGAAAGGTAACTACTTTCTCACCACTGGCGGCACCGTCTCGGGTTTCACGACGTTTAGCAATCGCGTAGATGTCCTAGGCGATCTCAACGGGACCATGGTTCTAGCCACAGACGCAGTCGCAACTGGAAGCATTGCAAATGGGGGCAACGGCGGCCTTCGTGGTCTTGTCGCTCACGCGAACAACAACGGCACAAGCTCTGCCACCAGCTCAGCCACCATCACCCTCATTCGCGATGGTAAGTTCGGATGCTACTTCGGCATCGACACCGACAACATATTGAAGGTCGGCGGCTGGTCGTATGGCAATGTCGCTTACAGGGTTGTGCACGAGGGCATCAGCAACCCTTCCTTTGCGACTCCGGTTTATGCCTCGGAAATGCGTGCAACCGGTGCGAACGGCCTGCGTATCAGCCAAGGCAATCGAGGAATGATGTGGCGTTTCGATGGCGGTTCTTCGTGGTTGCTTTTCACGAATGACGGAGACCCGTGGGGAAACTTCACCACACTGCGACCATTCCAAGCCGAATGGTCTACGGGCAACGTCACCATGGCCCATTCTGTTTCGGTTGGCGGAAACCTCAGCGTTGGCAACCAGCTCTCTGCAAATTCAGTCCAGCCGACCCCGAACGCGCTCATATATAACGAGAACAACGGCATGACGCTTCGCGTCGGCAACGGCAGTGTGGGTTACCGGTATTACACCTTTAACGGTAATAACGGCGATCTCAACGTCATGAACGGATGGGTATATGCCAACAACTTCAAGATCAACTCAGACGCCCGGCTCAAGTCCAATCGGGTCTTTCTTGACCCGCGAGAAGAACTTGAGAACCTGAAGAAGCTCGCAGCGTGCGTATACGACAAGAACGGTCACCGTGAGTATGGCTTCTTCGCTCAAGAGTTCGAGTCGGTGTATCCGACGATGGTCACGAAAGGAGACGGCCTTGCCGGCCCCGATACACGTGCCATAACCTTCGGTGAACTTCTTTCGCCCATCGTGGCGGCGATTCAGCATCTCGACCAACGCCTGTCGGACGCGGGGTTGTAATGGCAGTTCCCGGCAGCCCATCTTTGCAGGACGTCGTAAACGAGTTCGGAGGTCCAGGCGACCTTCGTTCGTACTACCGCGGCGGCCCCTACGTCCCGAACGTTGCTCAAAACCAAAACGTCTCCACCGATCCAAACCAGCTCGAACTCGCTTCGTTCGTGGGCGCAGTTCGTTACGTTCCCATGTCTGGAAATGTGTCGCCAAACCCAGTCGTGGGCGACGGTGGTCCCGGCAGCGCAGGGACAACAGCGTACGCAAACATCAGCAATGGCACACCACCATACAGCTACAACTGGTGGACTTCCGTTTCTTCCCAAAGCGGCGTTCAGTCGTTCACCACAAGCGCAAGCAACGGCCAGTATTACTCGCTTACGATTAAGTCGAGCCCGAAGATCAGCGCCTATTGGAACGGCACCGTCTATTGCACCATCACTGACCAAACCGGCGCGCAAATCACCATCAGTGCGCCCGTGTACTTGAACGCGCCAATCAACTGACAACCTCAAATGAACCAAGACACCAAGCTGCTCGCCACGCTTGGCCTGGTCGGTGCCTTCATCGGCATCGGCCAGCTCCTCGCATCCGGCGACAAGATCACGGCGCGCATCGCCGTCTCCCGTGCAATCCTGTCCGGCGCACTCGGCCTCTGTGCTGCGGCATCCACACTCGTGTTCCCTGAGTTGACCTTTACGACATCTGTAGGACTCGCGTGCGTCATTGCTTCGCTCGGAACGTCCGCGCTGGAGCGTTTGTTCCAGAAGTTCCTAGCGAAGTAATGGCAGCGAGCAAGGAATCGCTTGAGGCCCTTCATTCCGCAATCGCAGACAAGCTCACGGAGTCTATCCGTGACATGCCTGCTGGGGAGAAGGGCCTTGCTGCGCTACTGAACGTTGCACGACAGTTCGTCAAGGACAACGGCATCGAAGCCATACCTGCTCCCGGCAGTCCACTCGGGAAACTCAACGAAAAGCTCAAAGAGTTTCCGTTCCAACCTGAGGGTGAAGGGGTGCATTGAGCACCCAGCACCCTTTCGATGACTTCCGAAACTTCGTCTTCCATATTTGGAGACACCTGAACCTCCCATCGCCGACGCCGGTTCAGTACGACATCTCGTGCTACCTGCAACACGGCCCTCGCCGCCGTGTGATCGAAGCGTTCCGTGGTATCGGAAAGTCATGGCTCACCGCAGCGTATGTGTGCTGGCTGCTATGGAAGAACCCTCAGCACAAGATTCTCGTCGTGTCGGCATCCAAGGATCGCGCCGACGCGTTCTCGATCTTCGTCAAGCGATTGATCGAGACGGTTCCCGAACTGGCCCATTTGAAGCCACGCGGCGACCAACGCAACTCCAACCTCGCGTTCGACGTTGGCCCCGCACTACCCGATCAGTCCCCGTCGGTGAAGTCTGTGGGCATCACTGGTCAGCTCACCGGCTCTCGCGCTGACACCATCATCGCGGACGACGTGGAGGTGGTGAAGAACTCTGCGACCGTGGCGCAGCGAGAGAAGTTGTCGGAACTCATCAAAGAGTTCGACGCGATCCTCAAGCCCCTCGCGACGTCGGAGATCATCTACCTTGGCACGCCTCAGACCGAGGAGTCCATCTACAACCGACTGCCCGAACGTGGCTATGAGATTCGTGTATGGCCTGCGCGCTACCCGAAAGATCAGAAGCACTTCGCGCAGTACGCCGGCCGTCTCGCTCCGTTCATTGCGGAGGCATTCGAGTCCGGCAAGGGCCGCGCCTGGTCCCCTGTGGAACCCACGCGATTCCATGAGGAAGACCTACTGGAACGCGAAGCATCGTATGGGCGCTCCGGATTCATGTTGCAGTTCATGCTCGACACGACGTTGTCGGACAGTGAGCGCTATCCGCTCAAGTTGTCGGACCTCATCGTGTTCGACGTGGACCGCGATGTCGCCCCCATCCGCATCGTGTGGGCCTCTGCGCCGGACCAAGTTGTCGGTGACATTCCGGCTGTTGGATTCACAGGTGACCGCCTACACCGCCCCATGTACGTCTCGAAGGACATGGAGGGCTACACGGGATCTCTGCTCACTATCGACCCTTCGGGCCGTGGTGGCGACGAGACCGGCTACACGGTGACTAAGATGCTTCGCGGCATGGTGTACCTGCGAAGGGCCGGAGGGATTCCTGGCGGCTACTCAGAGGATGCATTGACCACCATTGCGCACATTGCACGCGCCGAGAAAGTCAAGGCGATCCTCGTTGAATCGAACTTCGGTGACGGTATGTTCGTGAAGCTGCTGGAGCCTGTGCTCCGTCGCATCTATCCCTGCACGGTCGAAGAAGTCCGCAGCACTGGTCAGAAGGAACGCCGCATCATCGACACGCTGGAGCCGGTGTTGAACAACCACCGACTCGTCGTGGATACCGCGCTACTGCGTGCAGATCAGAAGGACGAACCGAAGTTCCAGTTGTTTCACCAACTCACGCGGATTACGCGAGATCGCGGCTCATTGCGGCATGACGACCGTCTCGACGCTCTCGCCATGGCGGTTGCGTACTGGACCGAGTGGCTTAGCCGTGATGTCACGAGGGAAGAGGACAGGCGAAAAGAGGAGCTGATGGAGGAGGAGTACCGCAAGTTCGAGGAGACTGTCTTGGGATACTCCAAACCTAGTCCGAACTTTTACGATAACTACTGAGCGGCCTCACCCTTTGCCGCGTACCTTAAAAGACGCTCAGTTTCGTCCGCCACCCGCTGCTGATGCTTAAAGGAAATACGAGAAGCAAGAGGGTGATTCCTCTCGGTCGTGTCGAAGTCCTTGACGAGTATTGGCTTACTTCCGTTGTAGTACCACTGCCAAATAGCGTTACCAAAGCCAAGGAGAAAGGACAGAGTGTCTTCGACTTCACCTAGCTCCGTCTTTGCAAAGAGTTCATTTGCCTGGAGGGAATGCACCTCTCTATGTGCAAACCACTTATCACGAATTGCGTCGATCTTTTCGTCGTACATTTTGCGGTGCGGACTCACCATCTTTCCCAGCTCGTTGAAGTCTTCCAACGTTGGGGCATGCGACACGCAAGTGTGAATCCACGAATTTACAGGAGCTGGCCGGGACCATCGCGCCTTTCGGGCGCGAAGGGCCTCCGTGCTGAAAAGCTCTGGATGCTCTCTCATGAACTTGAGCAGCTTGTGAATCGTGTATTTACTCTTGTCGTCAAAAATGCGCCCAAGAGTAACAACTAGAGAAGTCTGCAATCCCGCCAATACCGTCAATGTTACCAAACCGAGGCCATCAAGCGTCTTCTTCACTGAATGCTCGACGGAATACGTGTGGTGAATTGCCATTGATGAGTAATAAAACTGGTTCACTGCCTCCACTTCTTTACTGAACATCTCAATGCGCTCCTCAAACTCAGCTTCAAGCGCGCGCATTTCTGGTGAAGCTTCGGCAACTGGCTGGTCCATAATTCCCCGACTGGAATTCTATGACAACGTAAAATTGTGCATCAATTCAAACGAGCGCATCCATTCTAATACTGATTTCGCAGCCCCGTCGTAACCTGGGAAAATCGTTGCCGCAGAGATGCCGTATGCATGACAGCGATCTAGTAGATGTCCGGCAAAACGCCTAGGGAGGGTGAACTTTATCAGCTTGTCGCTGCCATCCAAAAGGTTTTCGAGGCTCTCACCTAGAGCAAACTTTTGCCCTCTTACGCCGTGATTGTTTACGAGTATAAACGAGCCACTCTGCGCAGATAGATTCTGGGATGTACTTCCTGGAACCGAGACATGTTTGAACCTTGGTTCTGGCCTATGTCGATGGAATGAAAACCCCCACACAGCGAGCGATCCATCAAGATCCGGCGCTTTTTCGTTTAGAACTCCCGCCGCAGCAAAGTATGCAGCCACGAGAGGATTGCTTGTCCAATCCAAAAGGCGCGTTGGAATTCCATGATGCTGTGCCAGTGCCATCAAAGGTAACAACTGCTCATCCGGCCAATCCTTCGTGTTTGTTCCATACAGATCAGTGATGTTATCGAAGGAAGCATAGCGACGAAATCCCATTGAATCACCGGGAACGGAAAGCCCCCTCAAGTCACAGGCGAACAAAAAACTATTCAATAGGTTCCATTCAAAAACTGCCTGTAGAGGGTAATCCCTGTTTGTGCCGCCCAGAACTCCGGCCTTATATCTGTCGAGGACATCCTCTCGATAGACTTTTGGAGTCAGCGCCCACCTGCTGTCGCTATGTCCCCGATACAAGATGATCTTCTGATTACGATGATCGAAGTGATCGCTAAGTGGGGAAATTGAGTTCCAGAACTCATCTATCTCGTCGCAGTCGATAGACGACACGTGAGCAGAAGTTTCCGTCCGCTTCATTACAAATCCTTTTATCTTCCCAATTGAGTACAAATCATAAGCTATCGGCCTGATCCTCGCCTGGAGGCGTTCCTAGTGAATGTCGAAGGCGAGCGGCTCACCGCATACAAAGACACGGTGGGTAGATGGACCATCGGCGTCGGGCACACCGGCCCCGAAGTCCACCAAGGAATGACGATCACCAAACAGCAATCGCGCGCGTACCTCACAAGCGACACTGAGGCCGCCGAGAAGGTCGTTCTGTCGGTAGTCCACGTCCCACTCACGGACAACCAACGTTTCGCGTTGGTGAGCTTCGTGTTCAACTTGGGCGCGTCACGTCTGCTGACCTCGACATTGCTCCGCAAACTCAATGCAGGCGATTACGGCTCCGTCCCCTACGAGTTGATGCGCTGGAACCATGAAACCGTCAACGGCGTGCTGCGGGAGTCCGATGGACTCACCAATCGCCGTGCTGCTGAAGTGAGACTCTGGAATACCAAATGACGACTGTAGTATTCGACGGTGCAACGCTGGCCGCTGACTCGCAGATCACGTCGTCGTGGAAGACCACAGGGCAATCCAAGTTCTATCGATTCGCTGACGGTTCCGTGGGGGCCTTCGCGGGCACCTGGGCGGACGTGCTGCGGGCACAGCTATACCTCGACGGACAGACCGACACAGAACCCGAGGGCGACTGGTCGGCCATCATTATCCGCCCGAACGGAACCGTGCATGCTGTGGACGACGATGGTTGCCGCATGGACGTCACCGGGAAGCGCTACGCCATCGGCAGCGGTGCCCACTTCGCCCTTGGTGCCCTGGCGTGTGGCCGGGGTGCCGTGGAGGCCGTAAGGGTAGCTATAGAACTTGACCCGTACTCTGGCGGGGAGATCGAGCACGTGTCTGCTGCCACCGTTGTCCCCATCCCCGCCAAGCGGGGGAAGACCACCAAGGGCACACGCTCTTGATCGACCCTCTGTAACTTTCTACGCTAACGACTCCCCTGGGGATACCCTTAGGGAGTCTCTAATGACCATTAGAAAGGGGATATGGAAGATAACTAATGAGATACCCAAGGGTATCCCATAGGGTTCCTATAGGAATCATTAGTAATCCTTCCTCCCCTTCCTCCTATGCTGCCGGTTATATCCATGTGCTCCGCACAGACAAGGACTTACATGAAGCGCGTCATTCTCGTACTCCCTGCCTTTCTCGCCCTGGCAGCGTGCGTGTCGATCACCCCTCGCGCCAGTCGTATCCAAGTGCTCCGCTCTGACACCACACTGGTTCAAGGTTGCAAGCGGCTGGGTCGCATCAGCGCTGAGGCATCAGCCATGACCAAGATGGACTATAACCAAGTCGATCAGCAGGCCGTGAACAACATGCGCGACGCCGCTGCCGCCAAGTGGGGCGATCAAGTGGATACCGTCGTCGTGTCCAACGTGGACCGTTTCATGACGAAGTCGTTGGCGAATGGAGTGGCGTTCTCCTGCGACAGTGGCAATGCGTCCTGAGACTCGTTCCACGGTCCCCTCTGCCCTTCCCATTATCGTAAGAACTTGCGACTCCCCGACTTCTAGGTGATGCCCTGGCGGCTTCCTGTGCCGTCCCTGTGGGTGATTAAATAGTCACCAAGGGACTAGAGGGGAATCCAATGAAGATCGCATCGTGTCTGCTGGGCATGGCCGTGCTGGCCGTATCGTTCACTGCGTCCGCGCAGGGTAATGAACGCGACATCGGAAACGGAAACGTTCTCCACGAGTACCTCCTTGACTACATGATGATCGAGCGGAATGAAGCCCCGCAGGGCACCTCACTGCTGGACGCAAACGAGGCCCTTGGCTACATCGCAGGCGTACACGACTCGCTACAGGGACTAATGTTCTGCACACCCGCCGGGTCTACACGGGGTCAGATTGTCCATGTTGTACTCAAGTACCTCGACGCGAACCCTGAGAAATGGCAAATGAACAGCTCCGTCCTCATCGTTGTCGCGTTGGAGACTGCGTTCCCCTGCCCTAAAAAGAAGCCCTGATCTAGGGCCTCAAATGTCTGCCGGAAATTTCCGTTGGGGTATCCGACGATAGGCAAACGCGCGCATACCCCCCTGCGCCCCCGCACGCGTATCACGCGCCCACGTGCGCCCGCTTCCTTATCCCGCGACACCCTGCGCGTCACCTGTGGCGGCACCTGATCCCGCCAAACCGCACTGCTACGCCATTCCCGCTAGGTCAGGTATCCAACGGGCAACCATAGACGCACCCAAACGGACGGACTGACACCGACTCGGCACCTCACGGCCTGCTGCGTGCGTGTTTGCGCGTGCGTCTTTCCGTATCTGTAGTTTTCGATCCGCACCACATGAGCCCACGTCATCCCTTGCGACGCCACTAGTCCGACGGACAGACACCGGCACCTTACGCCACATTTGATTGCTTAGTTGACAATCGTTGATCTCATGCTAATCTGTTTGCAAGTCACGGCACGGACCGCCGCCGACTGGCCCTCATGGCGACATGACGGCGCGATGATGGACTACAAGGCAACTACGGGCCGCCCCAGGGCAAACGTAGCGCCGGAAGCGAACTTAGGGACTAGCCTATCGGCCCCCAAAGGAACCAACCGGCAAACGTAGGCACTGCCTACTGCCTTCCGGGCATCGCTCGCTGGATTGATTGATGACTTGACAATATACGCATCGATTGTAGTATATTTCGCACGGGCCACGGCCCAACGGCACTGGGAACGGTGCAGCCAGCAGCAGAGCTGGCAGGGGGTTGCTCCCCTGGCAAAGGCGGACGGTAGCAACGGGTTCAGCCGCGAAGCGTGAGCGACGCGGACACAGTGAGGCGGTAGGGCCGACTCATTCCGTTCTAGCCGGTAACCATGCGAGGGGATGGTGTTGTCTGCCTGAGACGCCCTTCGCGAGGTTTCAATGCGACCTAATCATCAATTTCTTTTGAGTAATGATGAGTAGGCACATGTGACTCCTTGGGTGCCGCTTGTTGTCCAGGCGGCAGCTAAGGGATCACACAAGAGATGCCAACGGTGAGCCGGGAGACCGGACGTTTAACGAGAGGAGGAAGGGCATGTATTGGACATGGATCGAGGCCGTGAGCAAGCACGGCAGAAGACGTATGGGGCGCACACGTTGCGCCCTTTTTCATTTCAGAAGACGGGAGGCGGTTATGGGCGGGATGTTGCTGGTGGTCGTGTTGTGCGTGGCGGGTGGTACGCCCATGGGCCTAGCCGTCTGCCGTGTTCTGAACCTGGGGGGAGCCACGTGAAGGTCTATCGTTTTCGCTTGGTGCGAGTCGTGGGGGACGCTGTGCAGCGCATGGCGTTCATTGGGCCACGTGAGCGGGTACCTCTCGGATGGTCAATCGCAATGCGGAGGGCCTCGCAGTGCTAACATCGGGGCCGAGTGCCGGCGAGCTGGAACGTGCCGCCGTTGGCAAGATCAACGCGGAGACCGCCAAATTGAAAGCCGAGACGCACAAGCTCAACACAGAATCGCGCTGGTATCCCATTGCCGCGCTGTCGGCTGTCGTCGTGGCCGGCGTCGGTGGGGTTGCTGCCATCGTAGTCACTGCTATCAAGGTCATGCTGGCGCACTAGCCAGCGCAGCAAAACACTAGAGGAACCCGGCCATTGCGCCGGGTTTTTTATGACCTGAGCGGGACGGAATGACCAGTTGCGAGATTCTGTGAAGTCTCCAACTCGGACGGCTTCGGAAATTCTACGGTCACGTCGTAGCCACCGCCTGACATTTTCCTGTAAAAGCAGCGCCCACCTCTGGCATGTATCTCTCTAGCGATGCTGGACCAAACGCTGCCGTGTTCTTCGATCGTCCTCAGGGGGACGGTCCCTCTTTCAAGCTCAGCGGCGCTGACCAACTCGGGAATCTCGTCAACAGAGATCGCGAAGCCATGAGTTCCGCCAACTCTCAATGCTTCCAGATAATTTTGGATGCTTGATTTATGGGTGACCGACATATGGCTCTACCACAGGGCTTATGCATCCGGTATCGCCAAAAATATAAGTCAAGCAACCGTCCTCTACAACCGGCCTACAGCCGGTTTTTTATTACCCCAAGGAATAAGTTATGCGCGCATACTTTGCGAGCCTGAGCGATTACAACGCAGGCCACCTTCACGGCGTTTGGGTAGACCTGGAGGGCCTGGACGAAACCGAGATTCAGGACGAGATCAACGCCATGCTGCGGCGGTCGCGGCACCCGAACGTAACCTACACTTGCAGCGAATGCGATGGCGACAATACGCCGTGCGACTTATGTGGCGGCAAGGGCAAGTATGAGAGTGCCGAGGAGTGGTCGATCCACAACTATGACGATATGCCGAACATGGGCGAGAACCCAGCACTATCAGACCTCGTGGAATACGTACAAATGAAGGGTGAACACGGGGAGGCATGGGACGCCTACTTGGACTGTGTCGGCGCGAGCTACGCGACAGAAAGCGACTTCCACGAGAAGTACGCAGGCGAAGCCAGTAGCGAGCACGCATGGGTCGAACAGTGGATCGATGACAGCGGGTTGCTCCACGGCTTAGACGAAAACCTGTCGCGCTACTTCGACTACGCCGCCTATCTCCGCGACATGAAATTGGGGGGCGATGTCAGTTTCGAGCATATCGATGGAACTGTTTATGCCTTCTGGAGCTAAGGTGTTTCGCTGCGAACATCCGCTTCCTTCTTTGAAACAGCAATCAGCTCCAGCGCATATCGACGCCCCTTTGGCGTTAGAGCTACGACGGTCGTGTGTATTCTGTTGGTTTTAACCAACCCTCTCCGCATTAACTTTTCGACCGCATGAACAGTTTCAAGTTTGGTAACTAGTTCGTTACCCCGCATTTCGTCGATATCGTAGGAAGTCGTAGCGTGCTCCTCTCCGAGGAACTGCAAAAAAGCAAGCTCAACGTCTGACATGGGCCTAAGGTCAATGAATGTGCTTCGCGACCATCTCAAAGTGGCACGGAGCCATGTATAAATTTGCTCAAGGACAACGGTCGCCAGAAATCCGCCCGTTAGAAATAGCAACCCAACTGCGCACCAGTGGATATCCCACGTGGGATTTGCACCGAAGCGTCCAATAAGCGAAGGGGTCAGGAAGCCGGCGCAGCCAAGAAAGATTGCGACAACCCACCTACGCGAGCTTCCAAGTAATTCAAAAAGCGCCTTGAAGAAATCCATTACTGCCCCCCCTTGGATTTGTTACTACGCAGCCAACTGATACTCATAGAACGGCCTGTCGCGATCGTCAAGAATCGCGTGCATCGCATCCAAATCCTTCGGATTCGGGCGGAGCCATGCGTCTATGTTGTGCTCCTTGATCGGGATAATACAGCGATCATGTCCGGCCGCTGCGATCTCGGGCGGCGGCTCATCAGTAATCGCAGCGAACGAATAGAGGTCTTTGTCCCCTTCCTTCCAATACGACCACAGGCACGCAACGAACATGTCGTGCGCCGGCTGCGGATTGAAGTGGAGGATCATGTTTTCTTCCTTCTCGCCGGGAGCGAGCGCCCTGCCCTCGTTTTTGTGGCGCGGCACGTTCTCATAGAACGAGGACATCACGGCAATACCGTGCGTGTAGCCAAATTGCTTTCGCCAGAACTTTTCAAGGTTGTCGCGACGTGCGTTGTACTTGCCGCTGATCGTTTTTTTCTTGGTCACTTTATCGATGACCCAATCCGAGGACGCAGGCATACCGGCTGGCCGGCAGTGGTAGCGCATAGGCAGAAGCTTTAGCTCGCCGTCTTCGAAAAAGAGAACCGGTGCGTACCAGTTAGGAAATATGCGCGAGTCGCGCTCCTTGGCTTCCGTGCGCCTCGCATCGCTAATCTTTCGCATTGCTTGGTCAACAGCACGAGATGCAATACCGACTTCCTTCTCTGCCGATTTCGTGAACTTCGTTTCTAACTTGCGCTGATTCTCTACGAGCCGCGCGCGCTGCTTGAACAACTGCTTCTCCTGCTTCATAACTTCCGCAGCATTGAGTTCGTCAATCAGTGCCTTGATACGGCGCTCGTCGTCGTTTTGTGGGTTCGCAAAGGCCAGATCCATCCGCTTAGGAAACAGCTCGCCCTGCCGGCGTCGCTTGTAGAACTGTTCGTAGAAATCGGTGATAGACATCGTGACGTGGAACTTGCGCAGGAACAGGTGATAGTCGGTCCACACCATTGCTGAGTAACACATGGAGCGCTCCACTCTACTTTGTGTTCGAGTAAACCTTGTGCTGGTGATACTTCGCCCAGCTTTCAACGAAATACTTTGCGCGTTCTAGCGATCCAGCACTTGCGTACATCCGCTGATCGGGGTCTTTCGGACGACAGACGAAACTAGTCCACACGCCCTCTTTGTTGGGTTCTCCAAGTATCACCCCGATGGTGCGCAAGTCCTCCCTGCGTGCATACCAGGGGCCATAAGCCCCGTACTGAGAGTCGGTCAGCCTCCACCAGTGGACGTTTGAACCTTCAACCTTCTTCATTTCCTTAGTCTAAACCTGCCGTTGTCGCACGGCTTAGGATCGCCATGGCGTTGACCACCTACAAACCGTTGCTTGCATATGGCCTGGCATTAACCCTGCTAGGGATCACCGCGTCCGCTTTCCAGTCGGCCACCCTGACGCACGTGGCGGTCGCCGCGTACATCATTGGATGGGCGTTGTTTCTCTGGAACCTCTTACGAACTAAGAGTCTCTGACGTGTCACCGCAATCCACTTGGGAACAATTCAACGACACACTCGACGCACTGCACAACGCCACACTCGTCGAAATTTTGACGCTAACCACGCGACGACACGACGTTGCGGATGGTTGGCCTGTCGAGACAGTTTCGTAAGAAACTGACATAATGAAAACCGTTACAGGATCAAACACGTTTGACAGAGGGAATCCAGAGATGTTGCATCACCTAGTACACCTTGTCTCGTTCCTACCACGCATCTCCGTAGGGCATATTGAGGACTTTAGGAGAGGCGAGTTTTGGGTGCTGCGACACGGGATCGAGTACACCGTAATTGCTTGTGGACTCGCCAAACTTTACATATCATGGAAGCACCGAACGCTTCCAAGGACGACCCTGAATGACCTTACTCACGCCGAAACAGGCCGCGCATGTCCTGCGTGTTCTGCTTCAGCACGCGAAGAAGGAACTCGAAGCGAATCCACAGTTCACCGTCTCCAATTTGGTGACTCTGCTGGCCGTAGTCGAAGAGAACGGCGCGACGCAACCCGAGATCGGTAAGCTTGCCGAGATCACGGAGCCGGCCGTTCTATCCCGACAGCTTCGTTACCTTCGCGGAAAACGATCGGGCGTGGTGCAATCTCCGCTGCGTCCGGTCGTCAACCTAGCACCGCTCGAAACAGATAATCGCTTGAACGTTTGCACCCTCACAGATGAAGGCGAACAATTCGCCGCCGAGCTGGCCCGAACGTTCAATCGGCTCCTCAAGCCGGCCCTTAAGCAGCAGACCTAGCTGTCACGACAACTTTGCAAACCCCAACCCGCCCTAGTGGCGGGTTTTTTGTTTCTGGAGGAAACAATGCCCTTGGAACTCAAAGGCACCCATCCGCGACCGGGCGAGGTGGACACCCGCTATTACATGATCCGCGTTCAGCATGCCGGGAGGCGCGTAGTTCTTTCGTCCGGCACCCGCAAGCCCAAGGAGGCCGCCGCAAAGGAGCAGCTAATCCTAGACGCTCTGCGGACGAACCCGAACGTTCCGAAGGAGGCCCTAGTCGCCCTGATAACCGGTAACGGCTCGGCGCGCCATCGGGCCGCGGTGAAGGCGTCAGAGGGGCTGACGCTCCGGGAAGCGTTCGACCGCTGCTTGAAGTCGCCATCCGTGTGGGGCGGGGCCAAGACGGCCTCTTGGTATGCCCGGAACGCTGATACGATCTGCGGCATTCTCGGTGAGGACACCCCGCTGGCTGCCGTGGATTACCACGCGATCCAGCGCCTCACCGAGACCTTAGCTTCCAAGAAGGTCCGCAAGAAGGGGCAACTGGTCAGTGTGGCGGGCGCGACCGTCTGCAACAACCTCGCCGCCCTCCGGCGCGTCTTCAACGTGGCACTGGAGGAGGGCTGGCCCGAAGCCCCGCGAGCATTCCCGAAGGTGAAGGGCGTCAAGAAGCGAAAGGGGCGCGAGTATTTCATGTCCCCTGCAGATGAAGTGGCCATCTTCGGTGCTGTCCTGGCACTCGATCACGAACCCAAAAGCCGCTACGGCGGCCCTCCGCGTAAAAAGGACGGCCACCGCTACCACAAGCTGTTCACGGCCCTTGTCGAGTCCGGCATGCGCCTCAGCGAATGTCTAGAGCTGCGGTGGGCGGAAATCGATTTCCCTGCCCCCGGGACGCCCGACGACGCCGAGTATCAGGGGATGGTCGAGCTGTTCCGAGCGGAAGCCCTGAAGACCGGACGTCGCCGCAGCGTGCCCATGACGCTGACCATGCGGAAGACCTTGGAAGCCTGCCGTGGAGTCAAGGGCGGCCCCTTCGCCGACCTCAACGACGACCGCGCCCAGGACGTGTGGGAGGCCGCGCGGGATCGGGCCGGCATAACCCACCGCGATTGTGTCATCCACTCGCTACGGCATACCTGTGCGTCCCGGCTGCTCAAGAGCGGCGTGGACCTGAAGATTGTGAAGGAGTGGTTGGGCCACAGCGCGATCTCCACGACGGATATCTACACCCACCTCGACACGGAGCAGCTCACCGGTGCCGCGCGCAACCTTCACCGGCTCCGAAACAAAAGGGCCGCATGACGCGGCCCTAGCATCCATTTGAAGATCGGGAGACCGCAATCGATCATTGGATGCGATGTTTGACGAGTTAACTAGGGCTAACCCTTTGACTCTGCTCAAAACAGGGTGGTGCGAAAGAAGGGACTCGAACCCTTACGGGGTTACCCGCTGGAACCTAAATCCAGTGCGTCTACCAATTCCGCCACTTTCGCATCGTTCGCCGGATTAAGCTGCGGATT